GGTAGAATAATGGATAATGTAGACGAGCATCACGCTCTTAACTACATTGTACAAAGCACCACGATTGATATGGTGCATGAACAGGCATATAAGGTTTTTAAGCTTTTGGAGGGGATGAAAAGCAGTGTCGCGTTCCTTATTCACGACGCAGTGTACATCGATCTCGCAAATGACGAACGGCAGGCAGTTGTAAAAATGCTTGACACGTTTAAGAAAACCCGGTATGGTAGCTTCAAGGTCAACGTCTCGGCAGGCAGGAATCTTGGAGAAATGAACGGATTGAAGTTATGAAAACATTGCACCACAAGCTTGTCCGAGATCGAATTCCAGAGATCATCGAAGAAGCCGGCAAAACTCATCAAACCATCATTATTGATGGTGAGGATCTTAGAGAAGCAGCCCTTAAGAAGCTTCAAGAAGAAGTAATGGAGTTTGTTGAAAACCCCTGCGCAGAAGAAGCTGCAGATATTATGGAAATTCTTCACTTTATTTGCGAACGAGAAGGAATTCGAGATGCCCAGATTATGTCGGCTGTCACCGTCAAACGTATTGAGCGCGGTGGCTTTGATATGGGCTATTTTTTGGAGTGGGTTGAAGAATGATTGTTGTGGGACTAGGAAAAGCAGGTTGTAATATTGCGAAAGCTTTTTCAAAGTTCCCGCAATATCAGACTTTTGGCATTGATACTAACTCAGACGCAGATATCACTATTAAAGCCAAGAAATCTCACGAAGAATATGATTCATCTTTTCCAGACCTTAAAAGAAAACTAAAGTTTAAGGACGAAGATGTATTAGTAGTGATTGCAGGAGCAGGCAAGATTTCCGGCGGATCTTTACGGCTACTGGAGCAGCTTCAAAAGAACAGACTGACTGTTTTGTATATTGAAGGCGATTTGACAATTATGTCCGAGGTGCAGAAGAAGCAAGAGAAGATTGTTTCTTCTGTTTTGCAAGAGTATGCTCGCTCTGGCGTATTAGAGCGGATTATCATGGTTAACAACGCACACATTGAGCGTAGCATTGGTGATATGTCCATTATCGGCTATTACGATACCTTGAACCAAGCAATCGTCAACATCATTCACATGACAAATGTATTTAGACACTCAGAGCCTGTAATTGGCAACTTTATCACCCCATCAGAATTGTCACGAATCTGCACGATTGGTGCTGTAACGATAGAGGGTGACGATTATACACAGTATAAAGAAAAGTGGTTCTACCCCTTGACACACACAAAGGACGTGGTATACTACTATGGTATTGGAGAGGACGACCTAAAGAATGATGGCACTCTGTTCAGAAAAATCAACAACTTTGTTAAGTCCCGACTTGACACGGGAACGAATGTATCGTATGGTGTGTTCAGAACGAGTTACGAACAGAAATATTGTTATTGCATTCGGTATTCCTCTGTGGTACAATACATTGACAAACTTTTAGGCGATCAGGATATTAGCTGATCGTACTCTAACCCTAGAAAGGAAATAAAAATGGGTATCAATTTAGACAAAATGCGAGAGAAGCTCGCAGCCTTGCGAGGTGAGGGTAAGGGTGGAGACTCCGTTTTCTGGCGTCCCGAGGATGGTGAGCAGGACATTCGTATTGTTCCTACTGCCGATGGCGACCCCTTCAAGGAGATGTGGTTCCACTATAATGTAGAAAAGGGCGGCTTCCTTTGTCCAAAGCGTAACTTTGGCGATGACTGCCCCGTATGCGATTTCGCTTCTCAGCTGTGGCGTGAAGGTGTAGATAACAACGACGAGCACTCTAAGAAGACTGCAAAGTCTCTTTTCGTTCGTCAGCGTTTCTTCTCTCCGGTTATGGTCCGCGGTGCAGAAGATCTTGGAGTTCGCATCTGGGGTTATGGAAAGACCGCATACGAGAATCTTCTTTCTCTCGTGCTCAACCCTGAGTACGGTGATATTACCGATACGGAGTCGGGTACTGACCTTACTCTGACTTACGGTAAGCCCCCTGGAGCGTCGTTCCCACAGACAAAGCTGGTCCCGCGTCG